CAGCCAGGGGACCTAGTTTTCTTTTCATGGGGAACGGGAATTGCAGAACACGTAGAAATTGTCGAAGCTGCATCTGCAGATGGACTAACAACAATTGGTTTTAACACAGGTGATTCAACAGGAAAATCTGCAGCAAATGGCGGAGGCTGCTATAGAGAGCACCGACCATATCTTTATGTAATGGCAATTGTAAGACCTAAATATCCAACTGTTTTAGCACCAGTTTCAAAAGGTGTGACAAGTAAAAAAGCTACAGCTGGCGTAGCAGCAACAGGCACTGCCGTAGTAGGCGCAGCAGCAGCATTACACGGTACACCAGCCACAACAGGGGTAAATACAACACCAGCCCCTACTCCATCTGCTACGGCCTTTTATGCGCCTCCATTTCCAACCACATCAAATTCTTTTGCGCTTGGTCAAACTAATGATGCAGTTTTAACTATTCAAAAAGCTTTAATTAAAAAGGGATTGCTTTTGCCTGCGTATGCCACTGGGACTATGAATTCTCAAACAGAAGCTGCACTTGTAGTATTTGATAAAAAAGCGGGAATTATAGTAAAAGCAGGAGCAGTTCCACAAATAGTATATGATACATTAAAAGGATCACTATGAGCGTAAAACATCATTTCAAGTTTAGCGTATCTGATGCAAAGCAGCTTGGAATTGCATTTGTTGGAGCAATAAGCGCATGGGCAGCAACTGGATTTCAACGTGATATAGCGCATTTAATGTATCCAATTATGGGCTTTATAACTGGAGGACTTGCCTCTCACAATTCTATGGCTAACCCAAACGTTGCTCCAGATTCGCACATAGTAACTCCATATGTTTCCAATATCGAAGATCATAGCTCAGATGTTCCAAAGGCTTTACCAGAAGTAAAAATTTATAAACCAGAGGGGGTAGATATCAAGCAAGTGATAAAAATTAATTCTGGGGTAATAAAAAATATCCCCTAAAATTATGACTTATTTATAAAACTTGATATTATTTATTTACATATGGAACTACAAAAAACGTACTGGTCAAACAGCGAAAATTCAATGGCCCTTCATTTCCCTATTACTAAAGTCAATAAGGAAAAAAGAACTGTGTCGGGATTTGCTACATTAGACAATCTTGATCGTCATGGCGATGTCGTAACATCAGAAGCAAGTAAAAAAGCTTTTGATAATTTTAGAGGTAATATTCGTGAAATGCACGGATCCTCAGCAGTTGGCAAGATGGTCAACTTTAAAGAAGATAATTTTTTTGATCCAGAAACACAAAAAAAATATACGGGCATTTATGTAACAGCTTATATTTCAAAGGGCGCACAGGATGCGTGGGAAAAATGTCTTGATGGCACCTATTCAGGTTTCTCTATTGGCGGAAATATTGTAGACGCAAAAATGGAAAAGTCAGATGACGGATCAGAATCTCATAGAGTTATTCATAATTTTGATTTACATGAACTTTCATTAGTTGACTCACCAGCTAATCAGTTAGCAAATATTTTTTCTATTCAAAAGATGGCAGAAGGAGTTGTTACTGAAAATGTTTTTTGGTGTGCAAAAGATGAGGTTGCATCAACTTCAACTGCAACAACAAAAAGTTGTGTTGTTTGCGAAACAGATATGACAACTATTGGATGGGTAGAGCAAGCAGACTCAGAAAAATTTGAAGCAATTGAAAAAGTAATTGATTCTTATTTTAAAAAAGATGATGCTCCAACATCTAATCACGAAGCAACGGAGTCAGCTGCTCCAGGTTTGGCGGGAACAAATGTAATGCCTAATGTTGTTGATACAACAGTAGCAACACTTATGTATCCTGATCAAAATAAGAAAGATAAAGTAACGAAGAGTGAAGATATTTCACTCATCGAAGGGGGTAAGACAATGGCAGAAGATACAAGTGCAGTAATTGAGAAATCAGTTGATGCAGAAGCTCCCGCCGAAGAAGTTGCGGTAATTGAAGAGGTAGAAGCTGTAGCTGATACGTCAATTGAAAAGGCCGTTTCTATTTCAGAAGTTGATAATGCTTTTGATTTTGAGAAGATGGTCTCTGACCTAAAGTCCTTCTTTGGTGAGTCTTTAAATAAGAACTACTCAGATAGTTCTGCAGCTGTTGAAGCTATTAGTAAGGTGTTTGAAGAAACATCAGCTAGTTTAGCAAAGCAGATTGCTGATTTGGGTGAAAAGTATGAAACCCTAAATAAGTCAGTTACAGATATGTATGGAAAGATTGAATATGTAAATCATCAATTGACCAACTTTGAATCTGCAACTGCAGTCAAGAAGTCCAGCGACCATAATGGTTCGTTGGTGGAAAACAAAAAAATCAATAAAAGTGTATGGCAAGGTGCCTTCCTCAAGGTTAACGGCTTAAACTAATTCTACAAAAATAATAAGGTGGTGAAATAAAAAATGAGTAATGAACTTTTACAAAAAGTAATTGATACAACAAACCTAGGAAGCTCTGCAGTTAACGCTTCTGGCGATGATGCAGCACTCAGCGGTGATGGTCTCCTCTATCCAGATCAGGCTAACCGTTTTCTAGATTATATGTGGGATGCTACGATCCTTGCCAAGGCAGCTCGTACAATCNGCATGCGTTCCAATACAACCGAAATTGATCGTGTTGCAGTTGGTCAGCGCATTATGACAGTTGCACAGGAAGATAATCCTCGTGATTATGTTGGTGGTTTCTCCAACGCTACAGCAACATTTAATAAGATTTCTCTAACAACCCGCAAGCTTCGCCTTGACTGGGAACTTTCTTCAGAGTCTCTCGAAGACAATATTGAAGGTCCAGATCTAGAGGATCACATTGCACGTTTGATGGCAACACAGGCAGGTAATGATATTGAAGACGTACTAATCAATGGAACTGGATCAGGCTCTGGCTTGATGTCAGCATTCAAGGGTTTCCGTCAACTCGCAGTTGACAACGCCCACGTTGTTGACGCACAGGGAAATGGACTTGACAAGGCAATCTTTAACCTTGCTATCAAGACCCTTCCACGTAAGTATAAGCAGCGCCGTAATCAGCTTCGCTTCTTCACAGGATCGAACTTGGTTCAGGACTATCTATACAATCTAACAGCTGAGACCTCTTCAGGTTTCACACCATTCGATATCGCTTCAGGTATCGTTCGTGGTGATGTAGCTGCTAACGATGGTGGTCCAGGTACTGTTACACCATTTGCATTCGGTATTCCAGTTATCAACGTTCCGTTGATGACAGAGACTGTTGCTGGTGACTACAGCGGTGCTACTGGTGATCATGGTGATCTTCACCTAACATTCCCACAGAACTTCATCGTTGGTATCAAGCGTGACGTAACAGTCTATCGTTTGTTCCAGCCAAAGAAGGACACAATCGAATACACACTCTACATCCGTGTTGGTGCACAGATGGAAAACTACGATGCTCACGTAATCGTTAAGAACGTTAAGGTTGCAGGCTCTGTAGCAGGCTTTGATTTCCAAGGTTCTGTTTCAAACGGTGCAAACGTTACAGGTGGCGTAAACGGCAACACATTCTAATTATAATTAGATGCAAGATCGGGGGAATACGTAAAGTGTTCCCCTTGATCATTTTCTGATATAATTACTAATGACGAAAGGAATAATATGTCATTTACAGAATTAAAGTTGCCAGATTTAAAAAAAGTTGCAAATTCATTTGGTGTTGATATCTCAGATATTAAGTCTAAAGTAGAAGTTGTAGCTCGCCTTGAAGAAGAAGGCATTACATGGCAAATGTATGATAAGTTTAATAATGCTGAAAAAGAAGAAATTAAAGTTCCAGCATTTGAACAAAAGAAGAGAGAAGCTAAATTGACAAAAGGTAATTCGGTTTTAGTTAAGATGGAAAGAAATAATCACTCATACCAAGCAATTGGTTATACATTTACGAGTGAGCATCCATTTGTTGCAATGCCAGAGGAGCATGCACAGAATATTTTTGATACTCAGGTAGGATTTAGACTAGCTACTCCAAGAGAAGCACAAGAGTTTTACGGTTAAAAATAAATAAAAAGGGGGGGGTAATCTGAATGCAGAATATCCAGGTAGGAAGTCAAGAAAGAGTAAAGCTTTACGTCTATAGTGATGGAGTGCTTACTCAAGCAGATTACCTCCCGACTTTATCAATTTATGATGCAGATAACGATGCTTTACCTTTGTCGGGCCTATCATCAGTAACTGTTGTTGATGATCCAGAAGCAGGAATCTATAGCTTTCTTCTCACGCAACTAGCTACAAGTGCAGTTCGTGTACTAGAATTAAGATGGACATATGTAATAAACGGGTTATCTGTTACTCAAATAGATTTTTATCAAGTATCAGCACCATATTCTACACCTAGTGAGATAATTGATTTTCTAGGTTTAGGTGCAACTCCATCAGACATAAATTATCATTCAATTACAGATCTTGAAAACGCTGAGAAACTTGCCAGAACAATAATTGATGGATATACAGGACTTAAATTTTATTTAAGAAATGATTCCCAAGAAATGTTTGGAACTGGGTCAGATGGAATACAGCTTATAGAAAGAATGACTAGCGTTGATCAAATGTATGAAGATGACATACTTATGATTGACAATACTCAACAACCACCATACAATGGGTTTGGATTTAACTTAGAGCTTACTCAAACAGGTTATGTTGCAAGACTAATTGACCCAGGCTGGGATATTAGATATGATAATGATGTGGATACAAATATTCTTTATTATGGAAGATTCAGGGATGGTTCAAGATATAAGTTTGTAGGAAACATTGGTTATAAATATGTTCCAGAAGATATCAAGCAAGCCTCAATGCTTCTTGTAGGAGATTTACTAGCAAATGATTATGCTTGGAGAAACAAATATCTTAAATCAGTTAACCTTAGTGAAATTTCATTCCAGATGTCAGCTGGGGCATTTAATGGAACTGGTAACGTCACAGTAGATAATATACTTGATCAATACCGCAACATTAATATGATGATTATATAATGTATAATAACTCAATCATGGCTTCCATTATGAATATGAAAGCCGATATATATGAGCAAGAATATTCACAAGACCCAAATACGGGTGCTGTTTTAAGGCAATGGAATTATGCTAAAACAATTCAATGTAAAGTAGAGCCAATTAAAGTTGGTGGTGCCTCAACAAGAACTGATAACAAATCCTTTAAAGGCGGAGCAGAAGGTGATTATACGGAAAAGTTTCAAATTAGAATTAAGTGTAATGAACTTCTAAGTAAAAGATGGCGTATAGAAAATATTAGGTCAAGCGATAACCAGTCAGTATTTATTGAAATTGATAGATTTGGTGAGCCAAATACAATTTTTGAAGTAACCTCATCTCACGCCACATTAGACCCATTTGGAAAAGTTGTTTATTATGAGGCTGTTCTTCTAAGAACTCAGGTACAATCAAATGATATCACTTGAAATTAATGCATCTAATGTTGCAACACAATTGAGTAATTATTTAAATAATATAAAGCAAATTACTAAGCCAGTTGTTGTTGATGAAATATCAAAAGCTGTATTTACAATTACTGCTGAAAGATTTGTTTTATCTGCAGATAAATATGCCAGGTCAAACCCAAAAAAAATGCACCATGTTTATGAATGGGGACAAATAGGTAACCCAGAAAGTAGACTTTTTGTATTAAAAAGAAGTTCTATTTTACAGGGAAAAATATTAATAGGAACAAATTTTTTGCCATCTAAATTGCCAGTTCCAATAAACCCAGAACTTTTGATACCAGGATCTACTAAAAAAGTTGTAACAAGAAAAAGTATTTTTAAAGACAAAGCATCAGTAATGGAATCTGGTCAATCTGTTTCTTTTACAGCACAAAGAATTTTATCTTTTGTTGGAGACTCTGGATTAGTTTTTATAAAGCCTGGGACAACAATAAATATTTTAAATCCAGGCGGGGTGGGTACAAAAAACGCTTTTGCAGAATATCTTTTATCTTGGTATACAGATTTTGCAGGTGAATCAATTGATTCATCTGGTCTTTATGAAAAATTATCTAATGATATAACTATTGCATTAAATGGAAATAGTGTTAATATTAATACTGTAAAGAATGCAGTAGTTTCTTCAATAGAAGCAATGGGGCTTAATCAGGAGGTTATAGT